GCGCTTCTTACTCTTGGTGTTCTTGATTGCGATAGCCACAATCTTCTTGTTTTCGATAACGATTTTTTCAACCGTGAAGGAATCAAAGCACTTCCACCGCTGACCATCCTGTTTCAGCGCCGTGCAGTCTTCAGCATTGATCCAGATGAACGGGGCAGTGTAAAGTTCACGGCCAATGCCCCAGTTGAAACAGGCCCGTTTGAAGCTGTCAGAAGCAAGGCCCTTTTCGGCTTCTGTGTTGGATTCCGTGCCAGTGTCTTCCTTGCCAATCCACTGCTGTTTCTTGTCATCCCAAATCATGACAATGCAGTTTGCGTTGTCCCGGCAGTGCTGACGCTGCCAGTTGTTAGGCCCAACCGTTTCATCCAGGATGTTCATGTCACACCGGGCATCTTTGTATAGCAGCAGGGAAACGCCATTTGCTTTGGCTTGGGCAACCCGGCATTCAATTTCATCTGCCCTTAAATCTCTAAACAGTGTCACTTGTCTTCTCCTTTCACTTGATTTGCGGATTCAAGGATTCAATCAGCTGACAGCCGCCGACTTCCTGGCCGTCCTTGATTGCCTTCTTGATTGCCGTTTTGTCAGGTTCGTATGTAATGGAAGTTTTGAAGAACTCCACGGGAATAAGGCTTTTGTCTGTGATGTCAACCTTTTCAGACCGTCTGAAGCTGACAGCACATTTGGAAGTGCTGAACTTTTCGCCGCCCAGGGCATAAGCAAGATACTTCTTCAGCTGTTCCACCTTGCCTTTTGCGGCCTTTTCACGCTCCGCAAATGCGTTCTTTTCGGCTTCATAGGCCAGCGCATCAGCCTGAAGGTTTTTGATGTACAGCGCTATGTTTTCGCACTTCTGTTCTCTTTCCATCATCAGCCCGTCAAGGCGTTCAGGATCCAGAATTTCACCTGTTTCCATGTCGCAACAGGTCAAGATGCTTTTGTCGATTTCATAAAGACTTGCCAATGTTCTTTTCTCCTTTTAATGTTTTTCGCAGATTTCAACGATGTGCTGACAAAGGGCTTCCGGGATGACGCTTCTTTCTTTGCTGTTCTTCAAGCCCTGTGTGCCTGTCTTGCTGCCCCTGGGCGCTTTCTCATGACAGGGATCACCGTTCTTGCACATCGGCTTGAATTGCGGATCCGGATGATTTGTCCAGATGTCTGTGGGCTTCATGCGTCTTTGTTCCACTGGCTTGTCCAGTTCGTATTGGCAATATGTGACCGTGTGCCGGGGAAGGCCCTGCATCCAGGTCATCTTCCGCATTCCACCCCTGGGATTTTCTATGAACCAATACTTTGGGGACAGCGCCATGATTAACCGCAAGACATGTTGGTCAACTTCGTCACAGAACTTTGCATAATCGCTGACCGGATCCAGATTGCCCGTTTCAGGATTCTTCCGTCTGTGATGACTGATTGCCGCTATGCTGAACGTGGTGCAGTCAGGGCTTGCCCAGATGACATCCGGCTTTCCGAATTTTCGGATTATTTCATCGGCAGTAACGGTCAAGATGTCTGCATAAAGGTCAATGCCGTCAAAGTCCTTTGACCATTCCACGCTGAATGTTTCATGCCCTTTTGCTTCAAAAGCCTTGCTGATGCTCCTGGTTCCGGCAAACAATTCAAGAACTTTCAACTTCTTTGGCTCACGCTTTAGAAGCTTGTTCAATCCCTTTTCAGCGCCAACCAAATCCCCGGCAAGGATTTGTCCACGGATTGTCTTTGTCTGCTGCCTTGTCAAATTCGTGCGATTGTTCTTCAGGCTTTCAAGAAGCGCTTGCTTGGTCATTCCTGCGTCACCGCCATTCGGTAAGAATCAAGGCAGCTGTCACAGAACCAGCGGCTGTCCATATATACGGCATCTTCCTGGTGAATGTGTTCGCCGCAATCAACGCAGCAGGGAAGTTCCCTTTCTTGTCTGCTCTGCTCTGCGTCCCATCTGTCGAAGTCGGCCAGTGGGTCATCTGTTCGATACATTCATATCAGTCCTTTCATTCATAAGGGCTTTCAAGTGACCAGTCCCAGGTGTTGTAGTTTCCTCTGAAGCCGTCCCTGAAGTGGTTGTCCAATCCATCGCCGTAAAACCACATGTATTCCTTGGGAAGTACACGGCCCACATCTTCAACGCCCACGCTTTCTAGGTAGTGTCTGTAAAGCACATCTTCCACAATGGCCTTGTTTTCTTCCGTCACAGGCCACCGGGAATTGTAGCCGTGGAACTGGCCTTCAGCCGTGACTTCCGCAAGCGCCGTGGAGTCCCAATTGTCTGCACGATTCAAAATGCACCAGACAACCGCTGCTTTCTCGGTCTTGTCACCGCCGTCCCATTCACCCCAAACTGCCTGTGCAAGCGCTGTCACAGTGGCTTCATCGAATTCAGGCTTTGCCAGAAGTTCTTGAACCTCTGCTTCCATTGCTTCACTGGATGCACACTGCCAAGCGGCTTCAACCTGGGCTTCCGTTTGTTCAGGCTCTGTCTGCGCATAGGCCGCAACCGTCAGCGTTGCAAGACAGGCCAGGAAGCACATTGCTTTCTTCACTGTTCTTTCTCCTTTCTGTTCTTCTGAATCGCCCTGTAAAAGTCTTCACAGGCTTTTTCCAGGACGGCCCGTCTTTCTTCTTCTGACAGCTTGCCGGGATGGATCCTGACAACTGTGTTTTCAAAGATGAATTCTTTCATTGGATCACCTCTGTCGTGTCTAAATTAGACACTTAATCAGCAAAAAAAATGCGGTCTACCATATCGCTGTCAAGATTGTATCTGACTTTGATTTTGGTGATTTCGCCCTGTTTGAATTCCGTGCCGTTCTCATTGATCTTGTTTGACACGCTCTGTTCCGTGATTCCAAGGAAGTCTGCCAGCGTTGCATTGGTGTCACCATGCAGCGCCATCACGCTTCGCAGAAGATTTTTGTTCATGTTATCACCTACCTTTAAAAATAATGAATTTGGCAAAGTGTCCAAATCAGACACAATTATTGTAAAAAAATTTGTGACCGTCACAGATGTTGTGTTCCGGTGTCTGATTAGGACACCATTACTATACTACGATAATTTTATGGTGTCAATAACTTTTTTGGATTTTTCTTAAAAAATATTTGCTTTATGGGACACTATGATGTATTATTAAGACACAAGTGAGGTGAAAAAAATGGAAGTAGGCAAATTAATAAAAGATGCCAGAATTGCAAAGGGCTTAACACAAGAAGAATTAGGAAAGCTTGTTGGCGTTCAGAAGTCTGCTATTGCGAAGTACGAAAACGGCAGAGTAGTGAATATAAAAAGAAGCACCCTGCAAAAGTTGGCCACCGCATTAAACCTTAAAGGCTCTGATTTGGTCGTTGGATCCAATCCTAAAGAAGCGGCTGAACTTAGTGCTAGAGTGCTTATAGATAGCAATCTGCGTGAACTCGTTGAATTATATTCTACTCTTAATGATGATGATCAACGAACTGTGCAAGACTTAATTCGCAGATTGGCTGAAAAGTAATTTTATTAGATGGTATAGGTATTCAATTTTATCATCTGACAGTAATTCAAGTTTTTCTATTATGTATTCTTTCATCTGCTGCATTTGCGTTCCCGTCCTTTCTTTCCGGGGCGAGTAGAACGCATGTTCTGATTTGTGTTCTAAAACTATATTACAAAAACATTTTCTGTATTGCAACATATCTTGCTATATTCGGAAAATTCAGTCATCTAATGATAGCAAGGCGGCAATGTCGAAAACAAACGAAAGATGTCTAAGCGAAAATTTTTTACAGTGTGGGGATGCCAGCTGCCAAACTACCACCCCCACACCTTACGGGATGATAGGCCATTCATGACCCGTGGTCAACCTATCATTTCATGGAAAAATTATCAATACGAACATCTGACAACTAATCATCACTTCTGATTATTTGGTATTCAATCGAGGCGACCAATAGTCAAAAGTGGCTGAAAATAGCCAGATGTGACATTTAGTCATCAGAAATGATAAGGAGATCAGCCATGCCTTTTACGCCAAAAACACTGGAAGAAAAGCCTTATAATATGTGCATAGACTGCCTTTATATAGGCAAACACTGTGACGGCCCAAATTTCCTTGCTATGGAAATGCCCAGGCTTTCCGAATGGTGTCGGCTTAGAAAAGAATATCTTCACGCACAGGATCCAAAATGGACAAATTCTTATATTGCCAAACAGGCCGATGTTTCCAAGGTTTCTGTTGACCGCTTTTTGTCGGGCAACTTTGAAGATATAAAGATGTCTACTGTTGCCCGGATTCTGCGTGTTCTGGTAAATGGAACCTGGGGGCAATATCCCTGCGCTATGGCTGGCCTGTCTGGCTCTGCGGAAGGTGACAATTCCGCACTGTCTACCGAATGCAAAAGGCTTCAAGCTGAATTGGATAGCGTGAAATCTGATGACCGTACAAAAATTGATTTTCTTAAAGAACAAATTGCGTTTAGGGATAAGGAATTGCTGACCAAGGATAAATTGCTTGATGAACGGGCCGACTACCTTAGACGAAAGGATAAATATATCCGTGCCCTTGCTGTGGCGCTTGGCTTTGCCATAGCTATTATCTGTGCGGCACTTATCCTTGATAGGCTGAATTCTGATGTAGGTTTCTTCTGGCTTGAATCAATGCTTAACCACAGGTCTGCAAGCCCTTCAGGGCTTATAAATAACCTATTAGGATGGAGAATGTAACATGGATATAAACCAAACAATAGAAAAAGTAACAGGACAAGACACGCAAGACCGCTATGCAATGTATTTGCGTAAGTCAAGAATGGACATGGAACTGGAAGCCATGGGCGAAGGTGAAACCCTGGCACGGCACAGGCACATTCTTGAAAACCTTGCAGCAAAGCATGACATCCACCCGGATCAGATTGATGTCTTCCATGAACTTGTTTCAGGTGAATCCCTTGAAGACAGGCCGGAAGCCCAGAAGCTGCTTTCCAACGTGTATCAGAACAAATACAAAGGCGTTTTGGTGGTTGAAGTTGAAAGGCTAGCCCGTGGAAACACCAAGGATCAGGGCGAAGTTGCAGATGCCTTCCAAGCGTCAGGGGCCAAGATAATCACCCCAGCCAAGGTCTATGATCCACACAACGAATTTGACCAGGAATATTTTGAATTCGGCCTGTTCATGTCACGCCGTGAATACAAGACCATCAAGCGCCGTCTGGATGCCGGAAAGCTTCAATCTGTGCTAGAAGGAAACTATGTCCCTTCCAAGCGTCCGTTTGGTTACGACATCGTAAAGCCAAGCAAAAAAGAACGCACACTTGTTCCGAATGATGAAGCCAAATATGTCAAAATGATTTTTGACTGGTACACAGTAGACAGATGGTCAACATGGAAGATTGCCGGGACGCTGACAAGAATGGGCGTTAAAACAATGAGCGGCAAAGAATGGAACCGTGGAACTGTTCGTGACATCCTGTCTAATATTCATTACACTGGCAAGGTTTCTTGGAACAAGACAAAGGTGGTTAAAGAATTTGATCCCAACCTAGGAAAGATGGTCAAGCGCAAGATATACACTGGCCCGGATGAATGGATTGTTGTTGAAGGCAAACACCCTGCTTTGATAAGCCAAGAACAGTATGACCAAGCACAAATTGAACAGCAAGTCAAGGCGCCCTTAAACAAGACAAGAGAATTGCGCAATCCGCTTGCCGGACTGATGCTTTGCAAAGATTGCAAACGCAAAATGCACATTCAATATTATCCAGATGGAAGCCGTGTTCCAAGATATTATCACCCCGGAAATGTGACCTGCAAAAAGAAGTCACTGCCTATCTCTGATGTCATTGATGCCCTTGTGGACGCTCTGAAGGGCTATATAAAAGACTTTGAAAGCAAGGCCGAAAACAACCACGGGCAGGACGAATTGAAGCGTTATGAAGCCACTATTGCCGCCATGGAAAAGGAACTTGCTAGCAGGGAAAGAAAACGGAAGAATCTTTTTGCTGACTATGAAGATGGCGTTTATACCAGGGAAGAATTTATTGAGCGGAAACAGCATCACAACCATGCAATTGAAAGCATAAAAAAACAGCTTCAGGAAGCAATGGCTGCTAAGCCTGAACCTGTGGACTATTCTGCACAGATTATTAACCTTCATAAGATGATTGACTGCATCCGGGATCCAGAAATGTCCGCTGATGCAAAGAATGTGTTCCTAAAACAGTTCATTGACCACATTGATTATGATGCCACGAATCATGGCCGGGGCCTTGGTGGACAAGTGATTCTTGATGTCTATCTAAAATGAGGGCATTTTTTAGTGCCCTTTGTTATAGCCTGATAGTTCTACTTTTGGAGAGCGTACCTGTGTGCGCGGAGATTTCCGAGGCGGGGCAGACGGTGATGACCTGCCGCTTTGAAAACTGGCAGATGAGCTAGGAGAGAAAAATATGGACGACAAAAGAAAACGCAGCTGGGCGGAGATCGACCTGGCAGCTCTGGAACATAACGTGAAAAATATGCGCGCGCAGCTGCCCGCGGGCTGCGGCTTTGTGGGTGTGGTGAAGGCCAATGCCTACGGCCACGGGGCCGTGCCCGTGGCAAAGAAGCTGGAGGCCCTGGGGGTGGAATACCTGGCGGTGGCCTGTCTGGAAGAACTGCGGCAGCTGCGCGGGGCGGGCATTGAAAGCCCGGTGCTCATTCTGGGCTATACCCCCACGGAATACGCCCGGGAGCTGGCCACCCTTTCCGCCACCCAGGCGGTGGGGAGCCTGAAGCAGGCGGAGGAGCTGTCCGAACGCCTGGCCGGAACGGGGAAGCGCCTGAAGGTGCATCTGAAGCTGGAGACCGGCATGGGCCGCACGGGCTTCCGGGCTTTCGGGGAGCATGATCTGGCGGCCGCTGCCCGGGTGACGGCCCTGCCGGAGCTGGAGGCGGAGGGGATCTTTACCCATTTCTGCGTCTCCGATGCGGACGAGCCCCTGCGGGAGTTTACCCACGAGCAGTTTGACCGCTTCCAAAAGGCTGTGGCGGCCATCGAGGCCGAAAGCGGCCATCGCTTCGCCCTGCGCCACTGCGCCAACTCCGGGGCCATGATCAGCTTCCCGGGCACCTATCTGGATATGGTGCGGCCGGGGCTGGCCCTTTACGGCATGTACCCCGGCAGCGACCGGGGCGCCACCGACCTGCGGCCGGTGATGGCGCTGTATACCCGGGTCTACGGCATTGAGGAGCATTTCCCCGGCGACAGCATCAGCTATGGCCGCACCTACACCGCGGACAGGCCCTGCCGGATCGCCGTTTTGCCCATTGGCTATGCCGACGGCCTGCACCGGGCGGCTTCGGGGAAGCTTGAATTTATGATAAACGGTCATCGCGTGCCCCAGGTGGGCCGCATCTGCATGGATATGTGCATGGCGGATGTGACGGGCCTGGACGTGAAGAGCGGGGATGTAGTGCAGATCTTCGGCGGGCAGATCCCCGTGGAAGAGCTGGCGGAAAAGGCCGGCACCATCAACTATGAAATGACCTGCGCCGTATCGCCCCGGGTACCCCGGATTTATATGGATGAGGGAAAAGAAACGGGCGGCTGTGTATAAAATCTTTTCCCTTGTGTGAGAATAAGAGCATGTCCGTACATAGTATGTAACGGGCGCTCGGAGCCCTTGGGCTCCAGATCACGGAAAGTGGTGCTCACATGACAAATCCAGTTCGACGAGGAGATATCTATTATGCCGATCTCAGCCCGGTGGTGGGCAGTGAGCAGGGGGGCATCCGCCCTGTGCTCATTGTCCAGAACGACACCGGCAACCGGCACAGCCCGACGGTGATCGCCGCCGCCATCACCAGTCAGCTGGGGAAGGCGCGCCTGCCCACCCATATCTCCATTCCCGCGCCCGGCAGCGGCCTGAGCCGCGACAGTGTGATCTTGCTGGAGCAGATCCGCACGCTGGACAAATCACGCCTGCGGGAGCGTATGGGCAAGGTGGACAGCGCCACCATGACCCGCGTGGACGACGCCATCGCCGTCAGCTTTGGGCTCAACCAGTCTCTGTCGTAATCCACGGCCTCCGTTCATAGACTTTCTGTGGACGGAGGTTTTTTGTATGCAGCTGCCAATTTACATCGACGGCGAGCAGGTGGGATGCCTGCGCCTCAGCCGCCAGGGGAACCAGGTGCGGGCGGAGGCCCGGCTGAAGGATATGGGGCGGGTTCTGCGCCTTTCCGTGTATGGCCGGGAGACGCTTTATCTGGGCATCCCGGAGCCCCGGGAGGGCGGTATGCAGCTTTGCCGGATGCTGCGCCGGATGCCGGAAGGGGCCCGCTACTGCGCGGAAAGGCCCATGGAGGAAGAAGAGAATACGCCGCAAGCGGAGGCGCAGCCCCGGCATGTGGTCTGGCGGGGCGGGAAGCCCCATTATTTCTGATTCCCCTTTGGGCCGGGGCGTGGTATAATGAAAGAAAAACGCATGGGAGGACTTCGGTCATGGGTATGAGCGACCTGATCCTGAAAAAACGGGACGGCAAGGCTTTGAGCGGTGAGGAGATCGCCTGGATGATCCGGGAATACACCGCCGGGAACATTCCCGACTACCAGATGAGCGCCATGCTCATGGCCATTTACTTTCAGGACATGGACGAGGCCGAGACCCTGGCCCTGACCCTGGCCATGCGGGATTCCGGGGACAAAATGGATCTGTCCGGCATTCGCGGCCTCAAGGCGGACAAACACTCCACCGGCGGCGTGGGGGACAAGACCAG